TTCTTGTCTTAATCTTTCAGCTTTTGTAAAATCGCTTTCATTTAATCTTACACTATTTGTCAACGGATCATAAATTTGTGAGCCTTCCGGTGTGTAAATATTAGGATTGTTTAAAAGTAAATCTTTTTTTTGTTCAGGAGTAAGGCTTTCAAAAAGATTTGCAGTTGTTATTTGTTCCTCTGTTGCGGTTTCGGGAAGACCTAATGATTTAGCTTTGTCTGCTCTGTTTTGGTATTTTCCAGCACTATAACCACCAATTCCAGCAAGAGCAAGACCGGCTATTGGTCTTAATGATGATGGTAAAGGAGATAAAGCTTTGCCTACTACTTTTTTAAAAATTTTTCCAAAACCCATAATTCTCCTTAAATTATATTACTAACACTTACACTATAATCGGTCCTATACCAATTAATTTGCTGTCCGTTTATACTTACTTTTATTCTCATCCCAAGATCTACACCTTGACCTGATGAATAAATTAATTCGTTTCTTGTTAATCCTTCAGCGCTCCACAAAGCAACATCCCATAAAGCCACATCCCAAAAAGACCCAACTCCAACTGATGATGAATTTTGTGAAGTTAAACCTCTACCATAATCAAAGTTGACTATTGAATTTATTGCCACAGTGCCGTCTAATTTTAGAGTGTTTCGATAGCTATTTACTACTTTTTCTTGTGGACTTCCTAAATTATTATAAGCGGATTGAATATCGCAAACAATATTTGCTCCATTGTCATTGTAGCCATCATCGGCTTTAAATATTTTGCCACTCCCACCAAAATATAGATTGTTATTAAACATTCCCCAAGTGGAAGCATTCATCCCCGTAAATTTACAAGCCGCACCAGTAATTGTGTTTAAAATATATTGGTGATAAATTGTGTTTGTTGCCACTGGAACATTAATTAAAAGCCAACCACCTTTTGGATACATTGCAACTTCCCAGCCATAATTTGAACTATAGTTATTAACAGTCTCTATTGCTACACCAGATAATTTACTTCTTTGTGTAACTGAACCATCATTTTTAAATACTTCACTAAAAAATACAAAATCTTGATCCGTAATAATCATAATATCACCAGCAACTTTTTTGGCTCCTCTTATTGCTATTGGACGACCTATTTTGTAAGTTCCAAGCAAAGCCCAGCTTGAAGGATCGGAGCCTTGATACAAAAGAACATCGCCACTTGACATTAAAAATATTGCATAATCATCAACACCATTACCACCATCTAAATTCCAAGTCATCATTGAAACAAGATTGCCTCCAAAGGGTGCAACTCTAGACAATTGAAATTTAGTAAAAACTCCACCAATTGCATTTGTCGCTCCATACCAAACATCTTGTGCGTTTGAGTTCCAGACATAAACTCTATTCTTATGAATATTTATGCCGTTTAATTCATTGACTGTTAATCCACTTCCGCTTATAGTAGAAGCTGCTAAAGTCGTTCCATCAAATGTTTGAGGTGTATCAGCACCATTAACCATTATTAAATAAGCATTAAAATTCACCCATTGAAATCTTGCATTTGTAAATCCGCTACCAATGTTTATAATACTTGCAGGGTTTGTAATATCATTTATGGTGCTTCCATTAGCACAAATAAATTTTCTAACTGTGTTAGCATTATATTCCATTAAAGTCTCAACATAACCAGATAAACCAGTTGCATATTGAGTAAATCCTTTTCTAGTTGAAACAGAACCTTGACCGGGAAACCAATTTTCCATAATTACAGCATCAGTTGGTTCCATTAGGCTTTCACTATCTTTGGTGTTTAACCCACCAGAAGGCGAAGGGACATTTACTCTTAAAGCTTGTCCGTTTCTTTCTTGATCCAATGATGGATATGATTTACCTAATGTTAATACCATTTATGGAGTAATTGTTGCTGGATAACCAACTTTAATATTGTTATCATAATAATAATGCTTAATAGTTCTTCTTGCTCCGTTTGTCCTAACTCTTTCAATTGCTGCATTATTAGCAATTTTCTGTTCTTCAGCATAAGGGCGACCTTGATTTTTTAACCATCTCCAAGTTGCATCTAATCTTACAATATGCGCGTCAATAGCAGGGACATCAGTATCAGCTAACCATTCAGTTTGACCAGTTCCACTTGAACTTAAAATAACATGATTGCTAATATATTCGTAAATATGTGTTTCAATAGCGGCAGGTGTAGGAAACAATAAAACATGATTTGCTCTAATTCTAGAATATTCAAAACCAGTTCCACCAGTAATACCTTGATTTTTTAAGATTCTCCATTCTTCAGGAGTAACTGGAATTGCTACTGGGTGTTGTGTGGTGGTATTCCAAAAAGTTCCATTTATAAATCTGTCAAAATCTTCAGGTAAATCATAGGAAGCTGTATTAACAATTGTGTTAAATGTTTTTTCTTTTTGCAATTCTTGCCAATTATAAGCCCGTGCCAATTCAGTAATTGACACGGTCATTACTTCTAAGATTTGTTTTGCAACATCTTCAACATTGCCAATTATGGCATTTGGAACATTGCCAGCTTTAGTTTCTTTTAAAATTGATTGTGAAATTGTTAAAAGACTCATTATTTATTTTTAAGTAAATTTAATAAAACTTCTTTTGAAGCATTCCCTTTATATTCAATTCCTAAATTATCCAATTCAATTTTTAATTCAGAAGCGGTTCTTTTATCTTCTTCTTCATTTTCTAAATTTGCAACAGAAGTTGTGTTAGCTTTTAATGATTCAATTTCAGCTCTTAATTTAGCTAATTCGGCTTCAGGATCAGGCTTACCATCTTTTTGTAATGCAAGATATTTTTTGTAAGCATTTTTATATAAATCTTTTTCGTGAATAAATGTTTTTTCGCCACCTTGATCGTAAATAGCTCTTTCAATAGCTTTTCTAATACAAACTGTATTTGGATCATTAGGAATTGTAATATGAACCCAAAGGTCATAACCTTTAGTAATTTCGTTTTTTTTATCAAAAAAAGCTATTAATAAACCTTGGTCTGATACTAATTGGTTTGGACTTACACTTAAAACTAGATTTGTCATATTTTTTATTTAATTATTAAAAGATTATGGAGGGGTGTTTTAAGTCCCTCCAAATTAACTGTACTTAAGCAGCTAAACCGTCATCAACAAATGGATAAGCTATTTCAAGCTCAGCCAAACCAGTTGAAGGGGTATCAATCGCAGAAGCACCTTTGCACTTCTTGATTCTATCGCCAGCAACAATCGCATCATCAATAGATCCAGCAGTAGCAGTTCCATAGCAATTTGCATTATCTGCAAAACCAGCAAGAACTTTACCTACAGCTTTACCGTAGATTTGATACCAACCAAAGCTAGAGGCAACATTGGCGGACATTGCAAAAGCAACATCACCAATATCATTAGCGGCTAATAACGAAGTTGAGAAATCATCTTGGTTAAAGAGGACACAAGAACCAATAGCGGTTGAAGCAACACCTTTTAAGTAAATGAATTCACCTTCACCGTAATTAGTAGATGCGGTGTCATCAGCCTTAACTCTAGTGCCTAATGGCAAGAGTTGAACTGTTGAAGTATCGGCAATAGCTTGTGGAATTACAAAGCCATTGTTAGGAGCAAAATTAGACATATTTTTATATTTTATTTAAATTATTAATTAAGCGTGCATTACACCGTGAACTCTTGCATTATCAATAGTCATGTTTCCGATCATAGTCATTGGAATTACATAAGCTGGTTGATTGTAAGGACGAGTCGCTTCTCCAGTAGTAAACAAAGATTTACCTAAATATTCTAGGAAAATGTGATTTGTATTAATAAAATATGCATGAGAAGCAGGGCATTCAGGATCATAGAATACATCACTTGATTTATATTTTAAGTTGTCAAAACCCATCGCTCCAATTTTATCAGAACTAATTCTTTGAATTGTTTGAGTTGCAGTTTCAAAAAAGCTAAAATATACACTATCAGCAGCAATCATATCAGGAAGTTCGCCCATTTGAGCTTGGCATCTTAAATATAAAGCATTAAAAGCTGCTAAAATAGTAGTAGCAGAAGCCGTTACTGATTCAACTGAGAAATCATATAATTTATTTTGCCAGAAAGAATAATTAGCTCTGTTTATTTGCCCTACTGTTCCTGAAGTTGGGGCATCAGAAATTAACAATTGTAAACCGCCAATATCTTTACCGCCAGAACCAGTTCCATCAGCATAGATTGAAGTTCCAACTTGATTT